ATACATTAACGAAAGTTTCAGTGGAAAAACATTCTCATCTCCAACTGAATATACTCTAAGTTTGGGTTTAGACATTTATGAAATAAGTACTAACCAAAAAAAGGCATATGATTTAATCGCGACGTTCAGTCCACAAATTTTAGAAGAATTTGAAGATATATTCCTACAATTTAGTTCAGAATATGTTGACATTGAGGACCCCTATAAAAAATTTGATAATGTAAAATTTGATAATTTCCAACAATTATTAAAAGAACTTGTATCAGTAGAAAAAAAATCTGACGATGGTGCGGTAACCGAGGAGATTATTAATAAAATAAAAACAAGACAAACCGAAAAACTAAAAACATTAACAAAACAAATCACCGGCAACTCAAACTTATTGAAAATAACCTTAGGTAATCCTAAAGAATTAAATTCATATGTTCTGAGTGGTTATGTTGATGGAACGGAGACTTGGGAGGTGTTTAATAATACAACACAAAACGTCAATACAAAATATATTACATTATATGTTGGTGAGAATCCTGATAACGATATTACATATAAAGACTTTTTTAGTGTCTCAAATATTGCGTTGACAGAAGAAAATGTTCTTCTATTCAGACCGATTATTTTAATTTACGCGGGTTATAGAAGAAGTGGTGGTGTAAATACAAAAACTGCATTTGTTAAGTATCTTAAAGAAAATATTATTGATAAGGCAACAACAGAAAATGGTGTCGGTGGTTCGAATAATAGATTGAATGTTTTCTTATTACAATTAACATCAAGGTTTTCTAAATTACAAATAGACAAGAATAACGACTCATCGATTGATTTTGTTGACGGTTATAACAATAGACAAATTAAAGTTGAATTATATAATACCTTCAAATCATTTAATGATAAGTGGGTTGCAGGTAATTCTTTAGGACAAAGATTACTATTTGAAGAATTTTTGTTCTTAGATAGAGCAAATAGAGATATTGGAAGTAAGGCATATTTGAACATAAGCAAATTTGTTGATTTAGCGAATTCAAAAAATGATAAAACAAATTTATATTCGGCTATTGCAATGTTATTGAAGGATAGTGGTTTCGATATGAGAGCACTACCGGCATATGTAAATTTTTATGGTACAAATTTATCAAATAGGTCAAAGATAACTCCGTCTAAGAGAGTAGCGGAAAACTTGTTTGGAACATTCTTAGACGTAGATTATGTAGAATCATCACCAAAAATTATTGTACAGTATATTGGTCCTTCATCAAAAAGACCGGCCGATATGGATAAAGATAAAAACAAATTCAATGATGATAGTTTCGACATATCAAACAGAAATAAAAATCCATTAATTGTCACTTTACCTGAATTATACGATGTAGACCAACTGAGTAAATCAAATAAAGTGGTTGCGTTTGAAGTTAGTTTTGGTGACCAATACCAAAATATTTTTAAAGGTGTTACTCTCGACCAAACGACTCTTAAAAATACATCAGAGTCTTTTGTTGTTTTAGAAAATTTAGCAAGGTCTGAGTCGGGTGCGGGTGCATACAACGTCGATATTAGTTTATTTGACTATTATAAACAAGCATCGTATTCTTGTGATGTAACTTGTATGGGTAATGTCATGATTCAACCAACTATGTACTTTTATTTGAAAAACATCCCGATGTTTAGAGGAACCTATTGGATTACTGAGGTTAGTCATAGTATCAGAAATAATAATATAGAAACATCATTTAAGGGTACAAGAATACCGGTCGCAGCGTTACCTGATCCTGAAGATTCATTTGTATCAAGTTATAAGTCTTTATTGGATAAGATAACAAATGCGGCAAGAGCAATTGTTAAAAAATCAAATGAATCAACTACAACAAGTACAACCGAACAAACTATCAGAACAGACTTTGGAAACTTTGTTACTGATATGGGAACTACCAAAATTAACGGTGAAGAAATAATTCAAACTGCTGGAATCAGTGAATTTGGTATACCGTTTAACGGATATGGTAATGAGAAATACATACAAAAAGTTATGTATAAAAACTCTAAAGGTCAAAATACGGTATGGTTTAGAGCGAAAGTTGTAAGAATGGGTATGGAATCAAAGATTTATACCATAACGGATGCAACACATATGTCATTATTGAGTAGACTTAGAAATACTGAGAATGTTAATTCTAAAGGTGAAACGGGTCTACAATGGGAAGAATTAAAGGCGTTATCAAATTCCCACTCTTTCTATTCAACCAAGTTTCAGTTCACAAATAGTGTAACTGCGGATAAAATTATAACGGGGAAAACAGTTTTCTTAAATCCTAATAACAATAAGGAACTTACTTTGAACCCAATCCATGATTTGGATAGAAGGGTACAAACATTAAATGTTTCGGGACCCGTGAATGTTGGACCTTTTATTGACGGATACGGTATCGGTCTATCGAATAAATTAATGAAGGACCTTGAAATTCAAGAAGACCAAATCGTATATTTTAAAATAGAATAAGAATATTAATAATAAACGGGATATTTATATCTATAAGCAAAATATTATGGATAATAATAAATTAAAAAACACAATGGATCAATTTCTAAACCAAAAACAGGTTAGAAATATATCTAATGATGGTATGGAAAGAGAAGAGTGTGATTTACAGACCGGTGAGTGTTATGTAATTAGATCAAAAGACGGTATCGTAGAAAGAATTAATAAAAAATACATTACCGAAGACGGTAGACAACTTTTACAAGATTAAAGCCATGAGTTTAGAAAAAAAATTACACGAAGAGTTGAATAGATTCAAATCTATCAACAGATACGGAAAGAAAATGATTATGGAACAAGATGTTCCACCGGCTGCACCCCCAATGGATGCACCCGCTGATTCAGCACCACCATTACCTGGGGGTGATGTTCCGCCAGCACCAGGAGGAGATGTTCCACCGGCTGCACCTGCTGCACCTGAAATGGATTCAACAGAAGAGATTGATATTACCGATTTGGTTAATATGACCAAAAGTATCAAAAAAGACTTGGATGATAATAAAATGGAAAACGACGGTGTTATCAATAAAATGGATGACGTGTTTACCAAATTATCTGACTTAGAAAGTAAATTGGCTCAGATGGACCAAGTAATGTCAAAAATCGACCAATTGGGTTCTAAAGTTGAAACTATGAAAGAACCAAGTGCACAAGAAAAATTGGAAATGAGATCATTAGATTCATATCCATTTAGTCAAAATCCACAACAATTTTTCGCAATTAAACAAGACGAAATGAGACAAAGTGGTAAAAATGAATATGTTTTAACTAAACAAGAGGTTGATGATTATTCAAAAGACACAATAAGAAGTTCATTTAATCCAGAACAACAAGAAGATGAATTTAAATTCTAATGTAAACTTTTTTTTAGGATTACAAGTCCAAATGAAAGTAAATCATTGGCAAACAAAAGGTTACGCCAGACATAAGGCGTTTGGTGAATTCTATGACGTAATGGATGGTTTAATTGATACTTTTGTTGAAAGTGCAATGGGTAAGTACGGAAGATTCGTACTTGAAGATGAAACAAAAAATGTCCAAATTAACAATCTTTCGGATATTGATATGAAAGGTCTCATTAACACCGTTAGAGAGGCACTTGTACAAATAGAGTTAGATGAAAAAGATACTGACTTATTGAATATTAGGGACGAAATGATTGGAGAAGTCAACAAATTATCGTATCTTCTTACTTTAGAATAAACAGAAAAAAAGATTAAAAAAAGATTAACCCGGATTTTTTAATTCGGGTTTTTTTATTTATATTTTTAGAACAATGATATTATCAATTTAAATTTTATTTATTATGTCAACATTTGATGCAGTACTAGCACAGTACGAAAAAAGTAAACAAGCCACAAGTGGCAACGCAAACAAAGTCTCACAAGAAGACAGAATGAAAAAGTACTTCACCACAGTCCTACCAAAAGGTTCGAGAGGTGAAGAAAAAAGAATCCGAATTTTACCAACCAAAGACGGGGCATCCCCATTCGTTGAAGTTTATTTTCACGAGGTTCAGGTTGATGGAAAATGGATGAAACTTTATGACCCAAAACAAGAGGGTAAAAGATCACCATTAAACGAAGTTTATCAAGGTTTAATGGAAACCGGTGTAGAGTCAGATAGAGAATTGGCTAGACAGTATCGTTCTCGTAAATTTTACATTGTTAAAGTTATCGACAGAGATAATGAACAAGATGGTGTAAAGTTTTGGAGATTTAAACACAATGCAAAAGGAGAAGGTGTTTTGGACAAAATCTTCCCAATTTTCAAAAACAAAGGAGATATCACTGATTCAACAAAAGGACGTGATTTGATTCTTTCTTTAGGTTTAACAAAGGCGGGTACAGGAAAAGAATACACCTCAATTAATTCAGTAATGTATGAAGACCCAACACCTCTTCACGAAAATGAAGAAAAGGCAAATGAGTGGGTAAATGACGAATTGACTTGGTCAGACGTATATTCTAAAAAAGGTGAAGATTATCTTGAAATTGTTGCAAAAGGTGAAGTTCCTAAATGGAGTACCGATAGTAACAAATGGATTTCAACTTCTCAATTAGAAACACAATCAGAAGAAACAATTGCATCACCAAAAAAATCAGCTCCAGTAGTTGATCCACAAGAGGATGATGAAGTTGATGAGGACCTACCATTTTAATTGGTAAAACAACCGGGGTTCGGAGATAACGTCAAAGGCCCCATTTTTAAATTTATTTATTATGGCAATTAAGAAAAACGATTTCAGTTCAATAAAGAAAAAATTCTCTAAAGAAGCTGAATATAAAGCAGATAGGTTCTTTGATTTGGGTGATGCATTTTTGGATGCAACAGGTATTCCTGGCCCCGCTATTGGTCACCTGAATATGTTTTTGGGACATAGTGACACGGGCAAAACAACTGCACTTGTAAAAGCTGCGGTTGATGCACAAAAAAAGGGAATTCTACCTGTTTTTATTATTACAGAACAAAAATGGAATTGGGACCACGCAATATTGATGGGTTTCAATAAAGATGATGACTTTTATCTTTTCAATAGTGATTTTGAATACATTGAACAAATTACAGAATTTATCAATGATGTATTAGATGCACAAGAGAAAGGTGAAATTCCTCACGATATTCTTTTCCTATGGGATTCTGTGGGTTCCGTTCCTTGTAAGATGACTTACGAAGGTAAGGGAGGTAAACAACACAATGCGTCAGTATTGGCGGATAAAATTGGTATGGGACTTAATCAGAGAATTTCAGGTTCTCGTA